CTGTTATCAAGAATTGCCTGGGGCAACAAGTACTGTTTAAGGTAACTTGGTGCTCCAGCAACGTAGTTGCTTGGATCAAGATGCATGGGGATCAGTGAGTCACTAGATGACCACTTGAAGGTATCCACCAAAACAAATCTTTCCAACATATCCTTCAGGTTATGCTGTGCAACATTATCGTTAGTATTCTCAACCAAATTCGAGGGCATAGGGGTAGAAGGTACCTCTGCCTGCATATCACTTTCAATATCAATATCACGAGATGTATCTTTGGGTGTTGTATCAATTTGTTGTTGTTGTGTAGCAATGTATGGGGTTTTCATGGGGAAGCTTACATTAGTGCATTCCCCAACTCTAGGCTTATTTTATGACGCGCCTAAACTAAATAGCTTGCGTCACAGCATTGCTGCTGACCGTGAAGATCTTCAAGTCACTTTTCGAGATATAGTGACCTAGCATACACGGATTTCAGAATCGTCGTTATCAAAAGAGTTAGTCGAACAAGCCAGCAACAAAGAACGCATCCATTTCCTTAAAGGTGGGGAGGCGTTGTTTGATGTCAGCTCTAACGAGAGCAGCATGAAGCTGGTTGCGAGCTTGATTATATTCGTTTAGACCATGGAAATAAAATTCCCTAATGGAAGCTAAACAATTCTCATACGTCGCATCCTTCCTCATACCTTTCACGTTCTTGATCCAGTTGGGCATTTCCTTACAGACGGTGACGTCAAGAGGAGCTTGGTAAATACCACTCTCGTTGAGCTTGAATTGTCTTTTCAGATATCCAATATCAGCGAGAGATCGGTATTGTACGAGTTCTCCAGTCTTGGCTTCATCGGTGTAAGTCATTCCAATAGTAGCGAGTGCTTCTGAGATGGTAATTTGATTGTACCATTCAATAACATTATCGCTAATATTGAGAACGTTGTCGTCACCATAAGCTTGCATGCTTACATGATCTGTGAAATCACAAATCATGGGCATACCTGCTTTTTCTTTACACAGTAAATATGCGTACCGCATGATTATCTGATTGAAGAGAGAGTTGAAAATGACCGTTCCGGGGTTACCAGAAGGTTGTGAGTGGTCACTTTGTATCAATTCCTCTCCAACAAGAATACGTGCGTGGCATATATCCTGAAAAAGAACTTGTCGTATTTGAGCGTTAGTCGGTCCGTCATCATACCAATCGTTAATCAAATCAAGAATTTCCCACATTACCTCAGCAAGGAGAGATCCATCATAGTTAGAAAAATCTCCAGCTATAACTGTATCTCCATGCTGTTGTAATTTGAGAGCTGTGTAGTGCCAGTCCATACTATAGACATTAGTACCTACTCCTATTTCATTATGAATCTTGTTGCGAGCAACATGAGCCATAAATCCAAGGAAATATTGTCTAAATGCTATGGTATAGTGCTGGGG